GTAAGGTGCTATTAAGTCAGCAACAGCAACCCTAGAGATGCTGACCGACTTTCCAAAACGTCTCCCCATGTTTAGTGTTAGAACTGCAAAATTTCTGCTATCAATGATATCAAAATAAGTCTTCTGCCCATCGTGAGGTTTAAAGTCCAACAACTCGCACACTTTATATAAACCAATTTTATTACGCACTCGTAGGTACGTTGATATTTCTTTATTAACTCTACTCATAGTATAATATCCCTATAGGGGTATGCTTCATCTAAGATTTTATAGCAGTAAAAATTGCCATCATCACCTTTTGTTGATACATGATACATTCTCGCCTTCTCACAATCAGGCTCTTTTCTAAATCTAATATATTTTGAGACCAGAGTATCAGCGTGTTTTAGTACCGGGATTTCTACTGGTTTTAACTGTATTGAAAAGTTAAACTTTAGCCACTTCTCATACTCCTCTAAATGATACTTATTTGTAATCAGGAACGTTGTATGCTTGTATACAATCGTACTAGCGAATCTAAAGATGGGGGCCGAGTATTGATACCCAACCTGCCGAATAGATATCTGGTAAGTTGACCTCAAGTCTGTTAATGCTTGAGGATTTAAAATAACCGGAGTTAGTAAATCTTTCTGTTTTCTTGATAAATCCTTAGCGGGTCCTGTTAAAAACTTCACTGTATTTGTCACTTCTTCCCAACCATCTAGTAGCATATTAGTACCTCGTTTTTGTTTAATATCGCTCCTATTTTAAGTAGCTAGAGTTATAAATCTACGCCATCCTGTTTATTTACGATATAAAAATTACTATAAAAATAGAGAGGGTAATGTATGTGGCCATTTACAAAGAAAAAGAAACCAGAAGAAACAAGTAATTTGCCTGAAGCCTCACAAAATCCCGGTATAGAGTTTATCGGTCCTCAGATAAAAGCAACCAGAGCTAGTAAAGAGATTGTACAGGATTATGTAGATGGTGGACAAAACCCAGCTACAGATGAGGTAGAAAAGTATTATTCTACTTCGGAGTTAATTAACTCTTGTGTACGATTTATTGCAGAAACTGCTGGTATGGCTAAACCACGAGTATACCGATTAAATCCTAATACTGGAGAAAAGCTTCCTGTCCGAGACAAAAAATTACGAGATTGGATTAATAGACCTAATCCATTTTTGACATGGCAAAATTTAATAGAGTTAAATATTAAATCTTTATTGCTATCAGGAAATGGGTATTTAACTTTTGAAAAAGTAAAAGGTACTTATGAAACTTGGTCTTTAGTTCCGTCTAAAGTAGATGTTGTTCCTGATAAAACAAACTATTTAAAGGGATACATCTTTGACCAAAAAATTGCTTATAAACCAGAAGAAATTATTCATACCAAGATTCCTTCTATTAGGAACTTTTACTATGGAGAATCCCCAGTCCTGAGTTTAATTGATTCTCTACTTCTAGAGTCTTATTCAGTAGAGGAACTGAAAGCTACCTATCAAAATGGTGTTCTAATTAAAGGTGTTTTACAGTCTTCTTTACCTCTTTCTCCTGACCAAATTGATACCTTGAGAGAGCAATTTAATCAACTTTACAATGCTCAAAGTAAATATAATAGAGGGGTCGCTGTACTGCCCTCTGGATTAACTTTTGAGCCTATTTCAATGAATACTAAAGAGGCTGGCTTATTAGATTCTTTGGGTATTGCTAATCAAAGAGTATTACAAGTATTTAGAATTAACCCTATTGTGTTAGGAGGTCTTGCTGAAGCAACTACTCGTATTAGAGAACTTTATGTTAGTGTTTTAACTAATGCTGTCCTTCCTTACATCAAAAATGTAGAGCAACAAGTGACTCTATTTTTACGGAAACAGTATAATGATGATAACATTGTTTTTGAGCTAGACCTTGACGAAATTTCAATGCTAGAGAGTGCTTTTGAGATTAAAGCTAATACTATTAAGACTCTTGTAAGTACTGGTGTATTATCTCTAAATGAAGGAAGAGAGTTACTTAACTTACCTAAAATTGATTCTGAATTTGCCGATAAGCATGTTCTACCAGCTTATCTAGTCGGCTCTGAAGTTAACTTTATCGAGGACTTATCAGAAACTTCCCAGTTAACTGGGAATAATGCTGGAGAGACTCCACAAAGCCCTCCGGGAAGTTCTGACCCACAAGGTGGTGCTGCTGATATGCCGGGAGCCGACCCAACAGGCGATAATACTAGTAATAATAGCCCCTCTTAACAATAGGGGTTATATATTAACGATATATAAAAAAACTATTATAAGGAAAAGTTATGAGTGCTTCCGATTACATTGGGAAAAAGACACAGTTAGTTATTAAAGAAACATCTTTATCTTTCTCAGAAGATAACGATGGGGTGATTCTAATTGAGGGCTATGCAAATAAATTCTTAGATGATAATGGAAACATTATTGTAGATAGAAGTATGGAGGCTGTGTTGCCTTCTGGGTACGACATCGAAAACTTCTTAAAGAACCCAATTCTACTTTATCAACATTTTCGTGATGAACCTATTGGTAAAGTAATTAACATTGATATTAAACCAGAGGGTTTATATATTCAGGCAGAAGTACACCGTGAGATGAATCAAAAAGCCTATTACGGGGTTAAAAATAATATTTTAAAAACCTTCTCAATAGGCTTTAGAGTCAAAGATGCAGAAATGCTGGAAAATGGTGTTGTAATTTATACTGAGTTAGAATTACTAGAGGTATCCATTGTCAGTATTCCAGACCAACAAGATGCTATCTTCTCAGTTCTTACAGAGAAGCCTTGTGAGAATGGTGGTGTTTGTTTATTAGCTTCTAAAGCTCTTCCAGTTGCTGAAAAGGCAATTAAAAATTCTTCTATTTCAGAACGTCCTTGGGGAGATGTAAATAAAACGGCACTTAAACAAAAGTTGGCGGAGATGGGCAACGCTTCGTATATTAAAGAAGCCTTTTTAGTTGTACGTGATTTAGAAAAAAGAAGTGAGTGGAAGTTCCCACATCACGAGTTAGTCAATGGTGACTTAGTAGTAAATAAGGGTGGAGTCCAGAGTGCGTTTGCAGCACTTAAAGGAGCTCGTAATGAGCCTAACATTTCTGCACAAGAAAAAAAGGCGGCTGCACGACATCTCTTAAAACACTACAGGGAAATGGAAAAGCAGGGTGTTATTGATGCTGTGCCTGAAGACTTAATCGAGCTTTCAAAAGAGTTTGACGATATTGTCGCTAAAGAACTACAAGAAGAAGAAGGAGCGGCAATGTCTAAACAAACTGAAGAAGAGATTACGATACAAACAACAGAAACCACTAAACAGGAAGGACAGGACTCTGGTCAAGACCCCGATGAGGAAACTGTAGAGGTTGTAGAAGATACCGATACAGATACCAAGTCTGGTGAGACTAAAGAGCCTGAACAGTCTTCTGCTAGTGACGAAAAAGATGAGGTTGGTCCAAAAGTTGATGTTGAGGCTGTGATGCAATTTATTGAAGAAGCAGCAAAAACAACTGACGGACTCAATACGTTGTTAGAGATTTACGCTTACACCGAAGAAGTTGTAAACTCTAACTTAACTATTGATGAAGATTAAACTCTATAAAAAGGATGGATAATGGGTATTAAAGTTATTGAAACACTTCAGAAAGAAGTAGAAGAGCTCAAGAGCAAGCTTGAGGCTCAAAAAACAGAAGAAGAGAAGAAGCTTGAAGAGCTTAAAAAAGAGATTGGTGCTGTAGCCGAAGAGCGCAAGACTACTTTTGATGCTGGAGAAGTTTCTCGTGATGTAGTAGCAAAGGCTAAAAAAGATGGTGCTGACCTCTATCTAAAGTCTGTTCTTATGGGCCGTGACCTTGAGTATGTTGATGGCTATAAAGACGTTGCTCAGATTGTTGAGAAAACTATTAAGCCTGCTGACCTACCCAATTGGCTTGCAGAGCAGTTTTCTAACCAAGTTTTAGAGGAGCTTCGTCTTCAGCTTAAAGTTGAGTCTCTATTCCCCAGTATTGCGTTCCCCAACAACGTAAATACTTTCAGTATTCCCGGTAAGCTTGATGAAGCTGTTGCTTATCTAATTGCTCCCGGTGATGATGCTATCGAGAGTGCAATTAGTTCTGCTAAAGTTAGCTTCCAGACTCAGCGCATCAAGACCTTAGTAGGTATTACTGACCAAGCTAACCAAGAGACTGTAACTGCTCTTATTGACCTTGTTCGCATGGAGATGATTAGCTCTCTTGCTCGTGCAACTGAGAAAGCTATTGTTATGGGTGATGAGAGTTACTCTGATGCAAACGATGTCAAAAAAGCCTTTGATGGTCTTTTAAAGTATGCTAGAACTGCTGGTAATACTGTTGACAACGGCGGCGGTGCTGTTACTGCTCTTAATATCGCAGCTGTTCGTAAGCAACTTGGTGTCTATGGTCTTAACCTTTCTGACCTAGTTATCATTGCCCCTGTTAACGTTGCTTATCAGATGCTAGAACTACCTGAAGTTCTTACTTTTGACAAGTATGGTAACAACTTCACTGTTCTCACTGGTGAGATTGGACGAATCTGGGGTATGCCTATTGTAGTTTCCGAGTATATTTCCAATACTCTAACTGCTACTGGTGAAGAGGGAGACCCTGCTACTGACGACAAAACAGCTGTCCTTGTTGTTAACAAGCAGTATTTCGCTGTAGCTGACCGTGGTACTGTTGGCCTTGAGACTGAGCGTAAGGCAGTTAGCTCTACTACTCTGTATGTAAGCTATCGTGACCTTGACTTCAACAAGATTGCTCTTAACGCTACTCCTGTAGCTGCTCTGGTAAACGTCGCCTCCAACTAATACAGTTGGCGGTGGCTTTGCCACTATTTGTTTTCTGTTTTAGCTATTTTGGTAGCTAAAATAAAAGACAAAGGATACAATATGAGCACAGTTAAGATTAAATATTTAGGAAAAGGTATTTTAAGTAAGGGTATTTTCTTTACACAAGAGCATAATGACGGGCTCTATGAGGTAGATAAAGAGACCGCTGATTATCTTGTTTCTACTTTTGGAGAAGATAACTTCGTTATTATTGAAAACGTCAAAAAGCCAGCACCTAAAAAACAAAGGGCTAAAAAGAAAGAAGAGCCAGTAGACGAGGAGGGCTAATTATGTGGCCCGAATTGTTAGAAGACTATAAACGGTACGTAGACATCTATGAAGAAGATTTAGACGAGACTCTGACACTGGTTCTTGAGTTTGCTGAAGAATTTATTTATGCAAATTACAATATTTCCATTTTTGATAGAACTATAACAGAACCTCTTAGAGGTACTTATGGGATGTATCTGTTATATACGTCTAAGGGTGTTATCAGGGAAATTGATAATTTGGTTATAGATGACCAAGTTGTATTGCCAACTAACTTAAAATTTCATTTGAACAGTATTACTGTAAGAGACCTTACTGTAGTTATCAGTCAATATTCTGATATTGAGATTACGTATTCTGTTGGATATGAAAACTATGCAGACGTGCCAAAAGCATTAGTCAATGCTCTTTTTATTCTAGCTAAAAAATTGTTTAATGATGCTCGTAAAGACACTGACACGCTGACTTCTATATCATTAGATATTAAAGAGTCTATCAGGGTCTTGGAAGATATTCCTGTCATGGCTAAACAATCTTTAGAGCCATATAGAGTATATAGGATTTAATAATGGCTAAAATTACTGTCAGTGCTGACATAGGGGAGTTTTTAACAGTATTTAAAAA